TGGACTGGAAGATATTCCGAAACAAACAACAAGCATGGAATGCTGTTGCACCAAAGTATGCTGGAAAGTGGGTAAAGTCCAAAGACTACGCCATCGTTGGAGTCATCGACGTGGTATGCAACGACTTCGATGGTGGTACCACTCTTCTTGATTATAAGACGTCTAAAAGGTATGGTCCCTACCTACCTGAAGAATATTACAGACAACTTATTATCTATGCTTTCCTATACACTTTAGAAATGGGAGAGATGCCTAACTTTGTAGGTGTTAATTACCTACGCTTTGATGATACCTTCTTTGTTAAGGTAGGTCAGGCTGAATTAGATGAGGCTAGGGACCTCATCAAGTTTGTGCATGACTGTATAAAAGAAAGAGAAGAGTATGAAGAGAAATACGAACAAGTGCCACAGAACCTGTGTAAATGGTGTTCATTCCATAAATCGCAGGGTGGCCCCTGTGATGCAGAGGTACCTAAATGGGAACCCAAGTTTAAAAAACGTAAGAAAGAAAACTACGCAGATATATCTAAAGATTCTAAACTAAAAATAGAATTAGATAATCAAGACCAGTTTCCTGAGTTCGATTAGGAGCAATCTTTATATACTAGCGTCATGTAAAATAATACATGGCGCGCGATGATTATGGTGCCATCTCTGTTATCTCGGATGAAGAACGTGAAGCATTAGGGTTAAGAGGTGGAAAACCTGATGAAGATGAAGAGGGTTTGTTTGAAACTATCGGTAAGGCAGGAGATAAACTAGGTGAGACTAAGCTTGGTAAGAAACTAGGTTCTATTCTAACCGTCTTAATACTAGCCTTTTTTGGTGGTGGAGGAGACCTCGGTGTACTAGGAGATTTACTTGGAGAAGAAGAAACAGATGTTATGGGAGGATGTCAAGACCCTTCTGCGGTCAACTACAATTCAGATGCTACTTATGATAATGGCAGTTGTGTATTCCCTCCTCCTGTTATTTATGGATGTACTAACTCCGATGCAGATAATTACAACGCACAAGCTACTCATGATAATGGTAGGTGTCAGTTTATTGGTGGACCAGTAGATAATAATACAGGAAACCAAACAGAGGAAGACAATACTATATATGGTTGTACAGACGAAGATGCTGAGAACTACAATCATCGAGCTGAGGAAGATGACGGTAGCTGTGAATATGAAGAATACGATTGTATATCTAACGAAACTTACTTTTATAACGGTTTAGAGTTTGGAAATTACTCTAGAGAACCGAACACTTTAAATATAACAGTCGACGTCGATACAGACTGTGACCAAGATACACTACCTATAATGATAGGTTACGATGTAGGACATATTAAGGTAGAGGACAATGAAACCGTATGGAATGGTTACATGTGGGTTGATACGTTTTTTAATATAACAGGCTGGCAAGGAGATGAGTTGGAACTCACTTCTGGACCAGAATATTTTACAGAGCCATACACTGGTTGGTATATTATATGGGTAAACCTTTTTGCTGACTGGAATAGAGATGGTAATTACGAGTATGTAACTTCTTTTAACATAGAGGAGTTATATCTAGAGGAGCAGGAATGAAAGCTAGCCAGATGTTAGTTTTAACTAATATGTTAGCAAAGATAATATCTGACGTAGATGACTTGAAAGGAATAATAAAAGAATTGGACATGGAATTTCAAGAGCACTGCGCAGGTGAGGAGGAATGACATGGTTGAACATTTTAGAGATATTAGCAGTGATAATGGCAGGATTAGCTACCATCCTTGCAACGTCAATGGTTGTAGCATTTGCAAACCGATTCATGTCAAGAAAGGTTTCAGAAGTGAAGTTAATTCAAAAGATAAAGGAGGAAAAAAAACCAATGAGTAAAGAGGCAAGAGAAGGAGTTACATTTAACGACATATTTATGTTTATGATTGCTGTACCTTTAGTTTTACTCTGGGTTGGGTTTGCGGGTTTTGTTATACATACAGGACTTAATAACTCAGCTGTTCTTGAGAATATTGAGGCATATACAACATTGATAGCTATATTAGGTGGGCCAGCCCTTCTAATTATCAAAGATGCTTTAGATGTTTGGAAACAAGAACAAGCAGAGAAAACAGCGTTCTATCAAGTGAAAGCTCAAGCAGTTATTGATTATAACGATACTGTATTGAAACAAGCACAAGAAATAGAAACTAAGGCACAAGAGCAAGAACATAAGATGGAGAATAAAAAATGAACGATTTCGAAATAAAAACAATGAAGTTAGAGCTTGATGAGCTCAAAAAGCAAATAGAACAATTTAAGTGCAGTTGTAAATGCAACTGTTCTAAGGAGGAATAACTATGGTAGCAAAAAAGAAAGGGCTATACGCCAACATACACGCCAAACGTAAACGTATTAAAAAGGGCTCTGGTGAAAAGATGAAAAAGAAAGGAGCTAAAGGACGTCCAACAGCCAAACAATTTAAAAAAGCAGCTAAGACCGCCAAGAAGAAGACTACTAAAAGGAAATACAAGTAATGGCACCAGCAAAGAAAAAGGATGCTAAATTAACTAGAGCAGGAGTATCAGGTTATAATAAACCTAAGAGAACACCTAATCACCCTAAAAAGTCACACGTAGTTGTAGCAAAAGAAGGTGGTAAGACTAAATTAATTAGATTTGGTCAACAAGGTGTAACTACAGCCGGTAAGAAGACAGATAAGAAATCTAAAGCCCGAAGAAAGAGTTTTAAAGCGCGCCACGCTAAGAACATTAAGAAGGGAAAGATGTCTGCAGCTTACTGGGCTAACCGTGTTAAATGGTAAGCTTTATATAGTCCCGCTGTGTAATTATTAAAGGGTAACTCGCTAGGGCCAAGGCTCCAGAGGAATGCTTACGCAAGTGTCCAAGAGAAACCCCAACCTATATGGAGATATCAACATATGAACAATACAAACAATGAAACCGCAGGAAATGAGACGGCAAACGATGGTAACATCTCTGCTATCTTAGATACTGTAGAAGAATCTGGAATGTTAGATGCATTATTAGATGAACCACTACTTATGGCATTAGCTGCATTAGTATTAGGTCTAGGCGGATATATCGCTTATACTGTACCAGCAGTCAAAGAGTTAGTTTTTAAGTATATTAAGAACAACGAAGCTGAGTTAATGGATTTACTTGATAAGAATCTATCTAAAGCCCAGATGAAAGCTTTTGATAAGCTTGACGAACAGGCACAGAAGCACGTTAAAGATTCCTTAGTCCGAAATGTATTAATTACAGCTTGGGATGAGAAAGATGACGAGCTAGCCAGTCTTGTAAAATCTAAAGTCAAATCCGCCCTCGATGAAGGGAAAGGACTTTGAACGTAGAGGAATACGAGACGAGATTACGCGAGAGGGTTGGAGAAGCTGAATATGGTAGACATAAAGAGCTTGTCCGCCTTCTGGCACGTAATCTTGCGCTTGAAGACCTGCTTTGGTCGGAAATTCTTGTATGTATTCGGGATGTTAACGCTAGAACAGAGTTATTGCGGCAACGAAACCAAATAGTACGTGATATCCATACAGAATTTAGAGCATTGAATATTCAAGTACCAGACATAGTTGAACAACGAACTGAGGACTTTGGGTCCTTTTTGGAGACATTAGATGACAAAGAACCAATTAAAAAGTCAGACGAAGGGCCTACAAGCAGCCCTGAGTAGTAAAGGTACATACGACACAAAGAAATTAGAGAATATATTCGAACAATGCAGACATGATGAAGATAAAATGCGAAAGTTGGTCAGAGCTTTCTGTCATACCTATTTAATTGACAATGAATCTAGACCTCTAAAGATAAGACCATTACAAGAAGATATAATTATAAAGTCTTTAACTTACCCTAAAGGAGGCAATCAGCGCAAATTAGCAATCTTAGCCCCACGTGGCAGTGGTAAATCGTTCGCTTTGTCTGTAGCAGTGGTAGTTTACATGTTTTTTAACCGTTTTAGGGATTTAATATTTATTTTGGCTCCAACTGAGGACCAAGCAGCTCTTATATTTAATTATGTATATAGACATTTTGCTGATAATAAATTCTTAGATAGCTTAGTAGATGGGTATCGTTTTCATAACAAGCCCAATATAACACTTAAGGGGGGCACAATAATGAGACGTGCTCCATTAGCGCCTACTAATCAAGGGCAGGCTATACGGGGCCAACATCCTACTTTTCTAATCGTTGATGAGTCTCCACTCATCGATGATAAATTATTCGTAGATAATGTAGAGCCTTGTATAATATCTAATAAAGCTCCTTTTATAAATCTAGGAACACCTAAATCTAAAGACAATCATATGTGGAGATACTTGTATGATGATAATTATGCAGAGACCTTTACTAGATTACATTACACATGGAGAGATGCAGTGAAACCGGGACAAGCTTACGCGGCTCCCTACACTGAAGAAGAAATGTTAGATAAGATGACGGAATGGGGAGAAGATTCTATTCACTGGAGAACAGAATACGAATGTGAGTTTGTAGAGAGTGTATCGAATGTTTTTAATCCAGAAAAAGTAAAAGGGTGCTGTGATGATTATCAACTTATTAAAATCGATGGAGAAAACGGAGGGGAGAGAGGCCGTAACATTACTGTTGCTGTTGACATTGGCAAATCTGTCAATTCTACTGTTATTAGTGCATGGAGTCTTGAAAAGTCTTCTTCCGACAATATTGCTAGACTTGTATACATTGAAGAAATCAATGCTAGAACTGGTGGACACGATATCCCATACCAACGTAAACGTATTATGGATGTTGCTCGTGCTGTTGGTGCCGACAAAGTTATTATTGATGCTACTGGAATTGGTGGCGCAATCGAACAAGACATCAGGAGAGCGTGTATAGATGATTCTATCCATTTCATTGGTTTTGTTTTTACGGGAGGTCCTAAAGGGACTAAAACGCAGATGTACAGAGACTATCAGTCATATTTACAACAAGGGAGAGTAAGAGTACCTAATCCTAAAGATTTACCAAGAGACCAAGCTAAATGTGTGAATAAGTGGTTGAGAGAACATATTGACTTAGAATATACTATGGATGCTGCCAACAAAACAGAGAAGATAGCAGCACCAAGTGGTAAACATGACGATTATTGTGATAGCTCGGCTATGGGTATACATGCTACATTATCTATGCTGCCGTCAAGTGGTACATTCGGCTCTAGTAACGTTTCTAACAATAGTAGACGCGGCACAGCTCCAAGTCGTAAGGGGTACAGTACACATGGCATTTTTAACACTAGAAGACGCAATTCTAGGTTAAATAAACCAAGTTTAAGCAATTTATAACAAAAGCTTTATATACTATATATCATTAATATTAAATAGCCATGTCGTTTCTAGATAATATTAGACGACGTTTTGCAGTCACAGGCAGCAATCCGACGTTTGAAAAGGACGAACCCCGCAGTTTTGGAGCGGGTGTAATAAAAAGGATTAAACTAACCAATAATGTAGTAGTAGGTAATGAATATGAGAAACATATTGGTAACCCTCAAACATACATGAGAGTATATTTATCAGACCCTATCGTTAGAACTCTGATAGATTTACCTTGTTTGTATGCAGTTAAGGATAATTATGACATTGTAACAGACGATGATACTGTAAGAGAGAAGGTCGAAGAGATGTTTAGAGATATAAACATCGAAACTATTCTCTATTCTTGGTTACGCAACGCCAGAATTTTTGGTAATGGGTACTTAGAGTGGACTGGAGACAACTTAGTTGTACGTTCTAGTCAGAATATGTTTGTTAAACGGGACTTACACGGACAAGTTATGTATTATTATCAAGATTTGGGTACAGATAAGGAATCTATACGCTTCGAGGAAGAAGAAATAATAGAAATTAAAAACAATCCTTTTGACGATTATGCATATGGACTAAGCGATGTTCACCCTATCTTATACTTAGTAGACTTAAAAGACTACGCAGAGAGAGATATTGGTGCAGCTTTAAACAAATATGCTACTTCTAGGTACGATGTGTCATGTGGTTTACCAGATATGCCTTATGGTCCAGACAAAATCAATGAAGTTGTTGAGGCATTCAACACTTTAGGACCCGGTGAAGACATTATACATGGTAACGACATACAGATTAAAGAGATACAAGGGACCCAAAGGGCCTTTGAATACGGAAAATATACCGACGATATATTGGACAAGATACATATAGCATTAAAGGTACCGAAAACTATGTTTACGGACCCAGACAAAGCACGTCCAGTATTCGAACCATATGTAAGATACTTACAAACTATGGTTGAAACTGCAATGAATGCACAACTTATGCCACAATTAGAAAATGGAGACGCCAAATTTAAGTTTAGGCAGATAAATGTTGATGATGCATTCACTAAAGCAAAGACTGATATGATTTACCTATCCGAGGGAGTACTATCACCCGGAGAAGTGAGAGAAGAGAGAGGTCTTGACCCCGAAGGAGTTGAAGAATTAAAGATGGAAACTTCTGAAGACGTCAAGGTATCACCACTCGAAGAAGATAAATCAGACAAGAATGTGAATATATCTGGAGGAAAGGACCAAGATAAGAAGGAAGAGTCCACCAGAGCGCAGAACAGGGGCAATCAACCCTCCGCAAACGCAACAGGAGATAGAGCATGAGTTATAACAAATGTGTAATCAATGTTAGCAAAACGCTACAAAAACGTGGTTTTGATAATCACGAAGAGCAGGCCCAAGACATGTGTACCATGTGGGCTGAGGAAAATGGTGTAGAGCGGGAATTCGGTAGAACGACATCAAAGGAACCAAG